CTGCGGATGCTGTCGGAATCGTCCAGCAGGCTGAATGGGATGTGCCGTTTGTGCAGCCGTTCGGAGATGCGCTCCAGGTCGTGCTTGAACCAGTACGCCACAAGGACGGGTTTCCCATTTGCGGCTTCGATGAGATCCTCCAGCATATCCAGCTTGCGGTCGTGTATCTGAAACACACGCTTGTCCTCTCCGTAGACTGCTCCGTTTGCCATCTGGGAGAGCTTATTCGCAAGTGCTGCGGCGTTCCCGGCATCGATTTCTTCGCCTTTCAGCGAGATAACCAGGTCTTGTTTCATGGCATCGTAGGCTTTGCGCTCTGTTTCGGATAGCGTCACAATGGCGTCATTATGAACGCACTCCGGCATATCCAAATGGTCGACGGCTTTCATGGAGATGGTGATGTCGGAGATGGCATCGTAGATCTGTTCCTCCGCACCGGGCAGCGGCTTGTAGCTGAACACCACCTGTCCGTTGCGCTTGTCCGGGCGGAAGAAGGTGTTGCGGTAATGGGTGATGAACCGACCGAGCCGTTTGCCCATATCGAGGATGCGAAACTCCGCCCACAGATCCATAAGACCGTTGCTGCTTGGCGTGCCGGTCAGGCCTACGATGCGCTTGATGCCGGGACGGACTTTCAGAAGAGTTCTGAACCGCTTTGCCTGATAGCTCTTGAAGGAGGACAGCTCATCGATGACCACCATGTCGTAGTCGAAAGGGATGCCGCTCTCCTCAATGAGCCACTGGACATTCTCCCGGTTGATGATGTACACGCTGACCCGCTGCCGGAGTGCCGCCTTGCGCTTTGCTTCTGTACCGACAGCCACCGAGTAGGTCAGCCCATGCAGATGATCCCACTTGTGGATTTCCGCAGGCCATGTATCTCTGGCGACACGCAGCGGAGCGATGACCAGCACCTTGCGAACCAGAAAACTGTCGAGGCAAAGGTCGAAGATGGCGGAAAGCGTAATGACGCTTTTGCCAAGACCCATATCGAGAAATACAGCGGATATGGGATGCTCCAGGATGAAGTTCGTGGCATACGCCTGGTAGTCATGCGCCTTGTATTTCACTGAGTATCCCTCCAATCTGTTCGGGGCTATCGATGCAGTACACCGAAAAGCCGAGTGCTTCTAACTGCCTTTTTCGCCTTACTTGCAGAGGGCGGAGTGTTTTGCCCGGTGCTTTCAACTCAATGAAGGCAATTCTGCCGCCGGGCAGGAGTACCAGACGGTCCGGTACTCCATCGAAACCTGGACTTGTAAACTTCGGTGCAAGACCGCCTTTTGTGCGTACAGCCTGCACCAGCTTTGCTTCTATCGTTTTCTCACGCATAATGACCTCCTGTGTTCTCAAAACCCGAAAAGTCCTTTACGTGCGCAAATGCGGGTATTGCGTGCTTGTTGCTCTTTATTCCTTCTTCTTTCGATATATAAGAAAGGTTAGGAACACAGGAACAAGACCGCCTGTTTTCTTTGGTACTTATGGGGCTGCCGCCGTTCCCATGAGGTGTTCCCATAAATGTGCCGAGCGGGTATGCTTCTCCCCGGAACCTGTTCCGAAGGATGTCGGGTACAGTCATTTTCATTAGGAACACTCCTTGGGAACAAAGACATACTGCGGACCGTAAAGCGGGATACGCACCTTGCTGTCCAGCCGCTTCCAGCCAAGACGGGCAAGGATGGCGGTCAGCTCGTTGCTGTCCGTTCTGCGGATATTGGCACGTTCCTTGCCGAAGCACTCGCACCAAATCTCCATGTTGGACACCTGGGTGCGCTTGACCGTACCATGCTTTTGGGTATCGCCGAAGTCGCTGCCTGTGAGGAAGTTGCGGCGCTCGAAGATGTCCATGCCGTCCCAATCCTCCGGGAGCAACGTGTCGAGATACAGACGGACAAGCCCTTCACGCTCGTCGGACTCCATCGCCTCCCGCTGTTCAGCCTTGGACAGTGCTTCCAACTCGGCACTCAGATAGAGCTTCTCGCCCTGCTTCACATACACCAGCGTTTCCGCCCAGATCTGGCAGATCAGCTCCGGGGTCAGATCCCAGGAGTGCTTGATGCCAGTACCAGGCGTCTTGACCGGCCAGAAGCGGCGGTTTCCGGTGGTGTCCCGCAGATAGCCGGACTCGGCGTTGGTGGTGCCGAAGAAGACGCACTGGCGCAGATGCGGCGTCGCCCGTTTGCCGAATGCCGCACGGTAAATGTCGTTCTGACGGGAGAGGAAGGAACGCAGCGTTTCCACCTCGGCCTTCTTCAGACCTGCCAGTTCGCCGATCTCCAAGATCCAGTACCCCTGCAATTTCTCTGCAGCGGTCTTGTCCTTGGTGTCGCCCAGGTTCAGACTGTCCGAGAACCACTCTCCGGCCAGCTTTGCAATGAGGGTACTTTTGCCGACACCCTGGGGACCGTTCAGCACCAGCATGGAGTCAAATTTGCAGCCGGGATACAGCACCCGCTTGATGGCGGCACAGAGCGTTTTCCGGGTGACGGCACGGACATATTCGTTGTCGTCGGCACCGAGGTAGTCGATAAGCAGCGTATCCACACGATTAACCTTGTCCCACTCCGGCAGATTTTCAATGAACTCCCGAATGGGATGGTAGGAGCGGTCGTCCGTGACCTTCGCCACGGCGATGTCATAGTTTCTTGCAGAAAAGGTGCCGTAGTGGGAATCCACATAGCTGATGAGCTGGGCATCGTCTGCATCCCGCCAGAATTTCGAGGGATGCCGCCAGGGCACATCGCCCTTGATCTCCATGCCGTCCAGAAGCTGATTGAACACCAGCGGTTTCAGAAGCGGGTCGTTCATGAGGATCACGGTGAGGTTCTGCAGCGTGTTTTTTACCTTGCCGGCCTTGTCCAGCTCCAAGGCTTTCTGCCAGTCCTCGTCGGAGAATTCTTCGCTTGCCTGGGCTTTGCGCTCCTCGGCAAAGACCGCTTTGACTTTCTCGTCCTTGAGGGCAAAATCCGACATGGCCTGGAAGGACGGCAGCTTGCTGGGTGCAGTATCTGGGGCACACTTATCGTCCAGGTCACGGAAGCGGTGCAGGCGCACCAGGTCAAAAGCGTTCAGCAGCCGACCGCAGACCGGGTCGGTGGCATGGTGGCTGTATGCGAACTTGCCGTCGTAGACGATGACACCGGCAGACGAATCGGCAGGGATATAGTCGTAACGACCGTTCATCGCAGACGGCGCATACACTTCCGAGAGAAAGGCATCAATGGCTTCCTCCACGGTATAGGCACGGCAGAAAGCACCCACCACACCCGGCTTTGTCAGCGGGTCTGCCTGCTGGGCAATGCTGTGCTGCACCACCTCGGACTGGCGGCTGGATACCGGCCAGGTAGAGGCATCGTGCCAATCGTCGTAACGGGAAAGGTACTCATCCGGGTCAAGCTCTGCGCCGTCCTGCACCTTGTAGAAAAACTCGCCGTTGGCGGAGGTGGAAGGCCAGTACATGAGGCGAGATGCTTCGTAGGTGGTATCGTCAAAGAGGTCAACGCCGATCTCCTTTGCCACCATGCGGGCGACTGCTGGATATTCCTCCTCGCTGATCTCCCGTTTCAGCGGGATAAGCAGACGGAGGCGGGGATGCTCCGGCGTGTGTTTATGGGTGGAATAGACGCAGCACTTGAAATCGTGGAACAGCGTAATTTCATCCCAGATATCCGGGGTGCCGTAGTCCATATCCAGCGTGAGCAGAGAGCGGCACAGCACCATGCCGTTTTTGCGGCGACCTTCCCGGAGATGCCCTCCGACAAAACCGCCCACATCCTTGATGCCGTCCTGCTGACCCTTTTTCAGCTTGCGGTATTCTTCGACCGTTTCGGTGGTGCGGATGGTGCTGCCGCAGCGGGCGCAGAGATCCGCCCAGGAGATGTCCTGATTCTTCCACTTTTTATCCATGCGGCTATTGCCGACTGCGATCTTCATCTGTGTACCTCCTCACAGTTTTCGGTAAAGTAACGGATAAGCTGACCTTTTCGTTTTGCTTTCTCGATCTCGATGCTCATGCCGCTGGTGATTTTCTCTCCAAACACCCACAGCTCGGCGCATTTGGAGAGTAGGACGATGTCCATGAACAGTGCCAAGTCACGCTCCCTGCGGTCATTGTCATTCATGAATTGGGTGAAATAGATGTGCGGTGCGATGGGTACGCACCCGGCTTCCACGGCGAAGCGGCAGTAAGTACGGGCGTTCTCCTGGTTCTTCAACATATCCCCGGCCAGCGGAGAGCAGATATACACCACAGGACGGAAGGCTCGAAGTGCCTTGGCTTCCTGCTCAATTTTCGTGAGTGCCTCATACGCCGTAGGGTCGTAGTAGCCTTCAGAATTGCGCATATTAACGCCCATCATCGACACCGCCTTTCTTTCCGCCGTAGTAGGTATCGATAAGATCCTGACGATCCAATGCGATCAATCGATCCATGATGGCCTTTTTTTCTTTTTCATTCTGTTCGGCAGTCTTGAAGAACGGACACGTTTTGTTGCCAAAATCACTGGTTCTCAAAGCACGGCAGAAACCTTCTTTATTACTGGCACAGCGTTGGTGGAGACAAACAATGTTCTTTCCCTGCCGCCTGTTTTCACGCTGGCGTTCACGATTTTTCATAGGGTTGACCTCCTAATCCTTTTTATAAAAATCGCAGACATAGCCGTCTGCTCGGAGCAGAAGCCCCGATGCCCAAGTGGGCGTTTGCCCCATGACGGAGCAGATATTCTCCAAAGAGGTATCCGGCGGTGCTTCGATGACCGCTTCATCATGGACGTGCATGACGATGCGGTACCCGGCAGCATTCAGCCGGAGCATAGCTTCCACAAGAATGTCCCTTGCCGTTGCCTGGACGATGTTCTCCACGAACTTGGGTCCGTAGCTTTCCAGCCGCAGCCACTTTTTCTGTTCGCCGACACCTTCATAGGTCACGGACTCATTGCCGAAGCGGTTCAGACCCATTTTCGGCTTCACATACACCAGCCGTCTGCCGGAAGGCAGCACCACGAACATCATGCCGCTCTGATAATAGAAGCGAATGCCGTGTGTTTCTGTGGCGGTCCGCTCCCGGACACAGGTGGATGCTGCTTTGTCCACATCCCACCAGAACTTTGTGATGTGGGGATTGGACAGACGCCAAGCATCCACCAGCGGTTTCAGTTCCTCTTCCTGCAGGCCGTAGTTCAGTGCGCCCATTGCTTTCAGCGCACCCACGGAGCCACCGTAGCCAAGAGCCAGCTCGGCAATTTTGCCTTTCTGCCGCAGATGCCCGTTCACGCCGTGCTTTTCTACGGGGACATGGAACATCTGCGAAGCGGAAGCGCAGTAAATGTCGCCGCCCTTTGCAAAAACCTCCTGCCGCCAATGTTCCCCAGCGATCCATGCGATGACCCTCGCCTCGATGGCGGAGAAGTCTGCCACATAAAAACGGCAGCTGGGTTTCGGCACAAAGGCGGTGCGGATAAGCTCGGACAGTACCAGCGGTACGGAGTCATAGAGCATTTCCACGGCGTCCGTGTTGCCGCTGCGGACCAGTACCCGTGCGGTGTCCAGATCCGGCAGATGGTTCTGCGGCAGGTTCTGCACCTGGATGAGTCGACCGGCATAGCGACCGGTGCGGTTGGCACCATAAAACTGGATAAGCCCTCTGGCCCGGTCATCCGAACCCACCACGGTCTGCATGGCCGTGTATTTCTTGACGCTGCTCTTGGCAAGCTCCTGCCGCAGGGAGAGCGCCAGCTCCACTTCACCGTCCGCTTTTTCGAGCATATCCGCCACGGCGGCTTTGGAGAGTGAATCTGCCTCCACGCCTTTTTCGGCAAGCCATGCTTTGAGCTGCACCGGACTGTTTGGGTTATCCAAGCCGGTGACGGAGCGAGCCTGCTCCATGTGCGTCCGCTTGAAGCGTTCATCACAGCGAATCGCCTGGGTGACAAGGGTGCGGTCGAGCATGATGCCCCGGTCATTGATCTGCTGGTCGAGGGTGTAGTTACGCCACTCCGACTCCGTGACCGGGAACTTGGAGAGCTTCTGCTGAATGGACATTTCCGTTTCCACATCCCGAAGGTTGTAGGCTTTGAAAAGCGACCATTTCTCCAGCGCATCTGTCGGATAATGTCGAATGGGCGAACCGTCTCTTGCTTTTGCCGGAGTGCAGAAATACCGGATGAGGTCTTTGCCTTCTTTGAGCTTCTGCTTTTCCAGACCCAGCACGGCACCGACGCCTTCCAGCGAAAGCGGCAGCCCAAGGGTCGCCGCCCAGACCATCGTGCAGTGCCAGGAGGACGGGTCGAGATATTGTCCGGTTGGGTATCCAAGATAGCGGGACAGACACACGCGCTCGAATTGTGCATTGAATGCCCATTTGGTCACGGCAGGGTCGGTTAGCGCAGAGCGGACATCAGCAGAAATCGTTTCTCCGGCAGCCAGATCCACGACCTTCACCGGAGCACCGTCTGCTGAGTAGCCGAAAAGCAGTACCTCGAAATCCGGGGCTTCGGCATAGCGGTACACGCCACACTTGGTGAGGTTCTCGGAGGAGAAGGTCTCGATATCGATACTTAGATTTTTCATGATTCCTCCTGTTGCGGGGAAAGGGCGGCAAAGCTGTGAACTTTGCCGCCCAACCTCGGTTACTTGCTCTTCTGCTGGGCTGCTTTTTCTTCCTTACGCTTGCGGCGTTTATCCCGGATGTGGAGTAAAAGCTCCCGGACAAGGATGCCGATGTCTGCAAGGATAAGACCGACCATGCCGCCAAAGCAGACGGCGAGCATCATTCTCTGAATCTCTGTCATAGCTGTTCACCAATCCTTTCTCAGGACAGGAAATCGTCGTCCAGGTCGGTGGCGAAATCGTCAGCCGCAGAGGACTTGCCACCGAGAGGCTCACCGTCACGAACCTTCTGGATGTTGCCAAGACCACAGGCGATGCCGCGGTTACCGTTGGAATTGAAGGCGTAGAAGTTGACGGACACTCTGGCGTAGCAGCCGGAATACACCTCGGAGCGGTCAAGGATCGGCTGGACGCTGCGGTCCACGATCTGGGGCGCGGTTGTGCTGTTGGCGTTTACGAAGAAGCTGTTCTTGTAGGCTTCATCGTCACGCTCGGTATCCCCGTCACGGAGCGGGAGCTTCAGAGCCGCCTTGTTGGGGATCTTCCCGCCGAACTTGGCGACGCCTTCCTTGATGGCAGCGTCCACGGCTGCGTTGATAGCGTCGAGGGTCGGCTTATCGGATTTCGGAATAATGAGGGACACGGAATACTTGGGGTTGCTGCCGTTAATAGAGGCAGGCTCCCACACGTTTGCGTAGGACAGGCGGACAACGCCGGTCACAACTTTGGTCGAATTCATCTTGTTAGCCATAATTACAGTTCTCCTTTATAGTCGGTAAAGTCTTGTTTTGCACCCGTGGTCGTAATAGCCGGACGCCGGTCGGATGCGGGAACGAGCGTCGGCTTTCCTTTGGGTTTGACGACCAGACCGCCGAGCACCTCGGCAAAGGTCTTTTTGCCCATGAGCTTCTCCATCTCGGTGATGGGAATGAGGGACTTCTTGAAGATGTCGGTATACCCGGCCGCACGGGCAGCAGCGACAACGGCATCCTCGTCGGTGTACTTGCGATTGGTGCGGCTCTCCACCAGCTTGTAGCCGGGCCACTGTTTTCCGTGGTTGACCGCTGCTTCCTGGGCGTAGGCCATGAGTTCATTTGCCCATTTAGTGAGGTCATCCAGCTTGCCGAGAATGTCGCCGATCTCCGCATCGGAAAGCAGAGGCGGCTGGGCAAACTCGTATTTGGCAAGTTGGAGCTTGGCATCAGCTCTGGCTCGGCACTTGACCGCCGCCTTGCAGAATTGGCACCAGCTTCCGGGGCAGTATTCACCTTCGCCTTTGAAGGCAAGCTCGGCCTTGGGTTTCAGTGTCTTTTCCGCCCAATCCCGAAGCTCGGCAACGGAAATGACCCAGGTGCTGACATTCTCTCGGCGCGGCTGGTAGATGGTCATAGAAACTGTCTCAATATCGTAGAGACAATCGAAGATACGGAGTGCGCCGAGCGCATACAGCATCATCTGCGGATTTTCCTCGGCATTCACCAACACGCCCTGGCCGTACTTCAGATCGATAATGTGGAGGAGCTTGTCTGCCACGATGAGGCAGTCGCCGGTGCCGAAGCCGTCCGGCACATAGCAGGAGAAGTCCAGCCGCTGCTCAATGAGCACCTTGGAGTCCGGGCAGTCCTGCCGGGCTTCCTCGATGGCTTCCAGAACGAATTCCAGGTAGCCGTCCGTGTACATCTCCATTTCGTCGGAGTCGTACTTGCTGACCGGGCGGGTGGAGCGCATCTTCAGCGCCTTGCGGAGCTTGTGTTCCGCCAGCGCATGAGCGGCGGTGCCTTCGGCTGCGGCTTCCGTTTCTCTGTCCTCGAACTCCAATTCCAACCTTGCGGATGGATTGCAGTGGAGCCAGCGGTGGGAGGAAGAGGCCGAGAGGACTGCGTGACGATTAGGGGGCATCTTTCAGCACCTCCACATCCTTGAGCAGTGCCTCGTAGTGCTTGGGGTCGATGCCGGAGAGCTTCGGAGCGCCGTACTTTTTGAGGAGCGCCTGGATCTCGGCCGTGAATCCGGCTCGACTCTTTTCACCAAGGACTGCTCGGACTTCTTCCAGCGTCAGTTCCTTCTTGGGAGCGGGTACAGGCGTCTCCGCCTCTGCATCGACAGTCGGCTCATTCTGCAGCATGGCATTTGCCACAGCCTGAACGCTGTCCGCCAGTGAGCGAAGATCCTCGACCACATCGAGCAGGAGCTTGACCTTACTCATGTACACCACCTCCCATCGGAACTTCGGTGATGGCAATGGACTCGACCGAGTTGCCGGGAACCACGACCATGACCTTCTGCTTGGGACCCAGAAGCAGGGTGAAGAGTTTCTCGCGGATGCTGACCGTTCTGCAAGCAACTACGCCGCCGTTTCTGGGCTTGTCTGAAACACGGATATTCAAGTTGTGTCTCATACGGGGTTACCGTCCTTTCCGGAGGGCTTGTATTTTGTTGCCTTCCGGTGTACCCAGAAAAATCGTGGATTTGTCAGGGTGTCTGGCGGAAAATTTTCAAAAACTTTTTTCTGCCTGCCTCGATGGACTCGGAAACAGACTGAAAGCTGGCATCTTCGATGGCAGCGATTTCCCGCAGGGTCTTGCCGTTTGCGTACATTCGAAGCCGGCGCTGCTGGGTGGCAGTCAAATGCGAGAAGGCTTCTCGGATACGAGCGGTCTGTTCTGCCGAATCATCCTCTACGGCATATTCGTCGCAAGCACCGTACTCCTCGCCCTCGTAGTCGATGGCGTCGTAGGAGTAGCAATGGTAGCGATGACGCTCGTTCTGCGCGTGCTCCGCCTTACGGCTGTCGATGATGACGGCACCGATTTCGTCAGAAACCTCGACCTCCGTCACTGTTCCGTCCAAGAATGCGTATTTGATTTTCATAATGTGTCCTTTCCGCTTGAGACGGCACTGAGCGGTCGGGACACAAAAAGAGCCGGTGGTCACGATGGACAACACCGGCAGACAGAACCTACAAGAAGGCATGGCAAAGCACGGTGGGTACATCGAGTTCAAAAAATCCTTGGTGGGGTTTTCGGTTCTCTATGTATCCCGCCGCCTCTAATGCGCATCTCAAGGCTTTGAGATTAAATTTGGTGGGGCTACTTGCCCCAAGGGGTATATAAGGTTTTTCGGGTTTATGGGAAAAACAAAAGACGGCCGGGACATAGCGCGCCCCATATAGGGGAGGCTAAATCCTGGCCGTCTTGCAGCTCTGCGGACTTGTTATTCTCTTTTGTGCTTACGCAGCACGGGGATGGCTTTTTACATGAAAAGCCCTTGTGCTGATTCGCGTCATAACCGTTTCGGTATCTCGCAGTGTTACTGTGAAGCTGTCGCCCACAGGCACGGTCATTCTTACCGCACGGTCTTTGTGCTGGATCTCAACGATCCCTGTCTGGGCATCCGCCATGCAGACGAGATGTCCTTTACAATCTCGGTACGCTACCATCGGGGTCCTCCTTTCTTGCAGTAGTCATAGGCACCACCTCCTTAACGTTACCTTGTTAGCAAACTTGCTAACGATTGCTGTAAAAAAACACAGCGGGCGGTAAAACCCGCTGTAGTTTTCGATATGGACGCTCAAGAACCGACCACGCCTGCAAAATCCATGATG